AGAAATAAGTAAAAGAGATGCAATTATCGATTGTTTTGATATTAGTTATCGTCAATTAGCTAGAAAAGCAATAGAAGCCGGAGTTCCAGATATTTCTATTGATACTCCGTGTTTTAAATTGGGCGATGAAGAAAAAGAAGAATAATACAGAATATTATAAAGAGAAAAGGATAATGGAAGAAAAAATTGATTTGCAATTTCCAACAGAAACAAAAACAACAATAGAGAATAAATATTCTGCAAAAGAAAATGGTCAAAATGTGGAAAAGACACAGATAATATTAGTAGATTCTTATCTTGATATTACTCGTAAATCACGCATATTAGATGCCTATTTTGCAGAAAAAGAATCCACAGGTGTAACTGCATATTTAGAATCAGACATGAATCTTATTTTAAATGTATTAGCGCAGATGACTAATATCGAAATAGAAAAACATTTATCGGAAGATGAAGTAACCGGATTTGTGGATTCCTTGTTAAAAAGCGGAGTTTGGTATAAAGTAAAATCGGCCATAATTAATTTTGCTGAACTTTCAAGAGATATTGAAAAAATATATCAACAGAGGAATTTGGAAAATAAGGTAAATGCCGTTGCTGATAAAATACTGTTACTGCTAGACAATGTTTCTAAGTTGGATTTTTCTAAAGAAGGCTTCGAAAAACTTACAAAAGATTTTTCTGAAGCTAGAGAAAAAATATTAGAATATTACCCAGAAAACAATAAAAATCTTTCCAAATCGGTAAAGAAATCTAAAAAAAGTGTTGATTCGGAAGAATCAGGCACATGAAATTGCGATTTCATTGAGTAAATTTAATGATTAAAGAGAAATTTCGAAAACATCTTAAAAGTAAATGTCCTGATTGTGACAACACCAAATTAAAATTGGTAGATTATATTGATGAAGAAGAAGAAGGGGTAAGTTATTGTGAAACATTTATTGTTTGTCCAGAATGTGGATATGATAAGAATGTTAGCGATAAAAGAAATAAAAATAACAAGATTGAAGAATAAAATGGGAGGCTTAAGATGTCTGTCCCCATAAAAAGTAGTGAAATGTTGATGCAAGTATTAAATCAAGATATGACACTTGTTATCAATGATGTTGCTGATGATATTTTGAATAATATCAAGGAAACAGTTGATTTGAATGTTTACGAAAGATTTCCTTATTTTGGTGATTATGAACGTCTCAAAGAAGATGGTGGTTTCTATGATGCATGGTCAAGAGGAATTGTTGATATTATAGGTGGTTGTCTACAAGTAGATGTTGGATATGATTATGGAAGAATGACTCTTGATGGTGATAAACACCAACATGGTAATACTGCCGGAGAAGATAGAAGACCGATTATGGCTCAAATTATTGAAGCAGGGGCAGGTTATGATTTTGGTGGCAATGCAGCAGAGGATAGACCCTTTTGGGACGTAGTGGAACGAATGCTAAATGATGGTTCTTTTGATGGCATCGTGGAGGCATCATTTCGTAAACACGGAATACAATATATAAAAGCTTTTTAATAATAAAGGAGAATAAATGTAATGGATTTCTCTAATCTTTTAAGTCAGATTATAACAATAATATCTGGCTTATTATTCACTGGAATTAGTGCGTTAGGAGCATTTTATATTAAAAGATTGGTAGATACCGCCAAGAAAAAATCATTATTAGATGAAGTTAATAGATATGTTTTATGGGCAGATCAGGCAGAATCTTTTAAATTATTGAGCGGAAAAGAAAAAGCACAAGCAGTATTAGAAAAAGCCAGACAGTTTGCTGAAGAAAATGGAATAACTGTTGGTGATAAAGAATTATCCTTGATAGTTGAGAGATCTGTTCAATCATTAAGACAACTTTCTAATATTGGCATAAGATTTCACAATCTAAAAAAATTATAATAATAAAAAAATTAAAGGAGAATATAGATGAATGCATTAAATTTATTGCTTAAAAATAAGAGTTTTTGGGTTGCTTTCTTAGCTCTTGCCCAAACCTTAGTTTTAAGATATTTAAATGTTCCAGATGATGTATGGCTGTCGATAGATGGCTTATTAGTTGTAATTATCGGAATTTTCACAGCGGACGACATTGGATCAAAGGTTGTTTCTGGTTTTCATATGGCTTTATCAGAAGAGTTTAAGAAATTAGCCAAAAAATAAAAGGAGGTAATATGAAAGTATTTCCTCTTGGGAGAAATAAATCGGTTTTTGATAAAAATGATTATAATCTAAAAGATTTTATTCCTAGAAATGCTTATTTCACTACTGTATCAGAAAAAAACTGGGAATTTCCTGTAGCACCTTTGAATCAAGAAGAAACTCCGCATTGCACAGGCTTTTCTATGGCTAATTTTGGTATTAATTATCCCACATCTACTCTTTATACAGATATAGATGCTCACTCTTTTTATTATAAATGTAAAGAGATGGATGGAGAACCAAACCAAGAAAATGGTAGTTCTATTCGTACTGTCGCAAAAGTTTTGAAAAATACAAGAAGAGTTAGTGCTTATGCTTTTGCTCCAGATATGGCTACAATAAAATGGTGGTTATTAAATAAAGGGCCTCTTATTGTTGGTACTACGTGGACAAGCGATATGTTTATCGTTAAAAAAGATAATACTATAAATATTGGTGATGATATAGTTGGAGGTCACGCTTATTTATTAAATGAGTGGAGATCTGATAATTATATCGGTATCCAAAATTCTTGGGGTTATGATTGGGGTAAAAACGGAAAAGCATATATTAGTGCTTCAGATTTTGAAAAATTATTTGTTTATGATGGTGAAGCATTAACAGCAGTAGAATTGGATTCTGATACTGAAGTAACTACTCCTCATAGTTGCATTTTAATTGATATTATCAATAATATTTTTGGTATGGACAAGGTTAAAATACATATTAAATAGGAATAAAGTTATATTATTTTGTTTTAAAGGCATAAGGGCTTATTGTCCTTATGCCTTTATTTATTCGATAGGATAATAAGAAAGGATAGAAGATGATTTTAAATGTTAGAGGAGGGAAAAATAATGCCCTACTCGGAGAAATTGAACAGATTGAAAATGAGATTAAAAATCGTAATTTCTTAGTTAGTGTTTGTAATTTATATATATTTGACAATGAAGAAAATTTAGCATTATCTAGTAAAACTTTGACAAATTGTAAAATTGATGTAGGTGAAGAAAAAGGAAAAATTACATTTACAGATGCTTGTTTTAGTTTAGATTTGCTTAGGTTTGCTACTTTTATAAAAGAAAAAGATGTTTCTGACTATAGAAGTTTATTAGAAAATCAGAAAAAAGAAAATATAAAAATAAGAGTTACACCAACTCCAAGAGAATGCAAAGTTTTAGCTATAGCAGAGGTAAGAGATAATGTCACTAAGAAAGTTGTTGGTCATGTAAGATACGGTTTTCCTCATTGCGAAATATATCCGAAATGTTTTCAAGAATTTAATTGTGCTAGTGTTGCTTCTCATGATTTTGAGATATCGGTTTTTCCTGATTTTAATGGTGATTTGGTTGAAATAGTGTTTGATTAGAAAATTGAGCGGGTTAGAATCAAACAATTTTAACCCGCCATTAAAATTATGAATAAAAATATTGATAATTATATATATGCTTTTGATTTAAGCCTCAGTAATTCGGGAGTATGTATATTTGATGAAAATGGAAATCCAATAAAAATATTAAGCATACCTACAAGTTCTAAACAAGAACATAAAGATAGGTTAAAGCAAATAGGTGATGAATTGTTGAAGTTACGCAAAAAGTATAAAACAAATCTGATTATTTTAGAATCTGGATTTTCAAGACATGCAGCAAGTACGCAAGCAATTTTTAAGGTGGTTGGTATGGTTCAGTACTTGTTTAGTGATGCAACTCAGATTACATACGCTCCAAGTTCGATTAAGAAGATAGTAACAGGCAGTGGAAGATCTGAAAAATCTATTGTACAAGAATCAGTATTAAAGATGTTTCCTTATCTGAAATTCAAAAATGAGGATGAATCAGATGCTGTGTCTGTCGGTTTAGCGTATTTTATAGAAAACAACCCCGCGAAATTGTAGTTTTATGGTGTATTATATAGGGATAATAAAATAAGAAAGGATATTGAATATTAATATGGTTGATAAATTAGAACCAATTACTGAAGAACAATGGCAATCGGTGAACGAGGAAAATAGACGAATTGTGAAAGAGTTTTTAGATCAATCTACGCATATGAGCGATTATAGTCTCGGACAGTATAAGTCGTGTCTTATGATATATTTTTGTTGGATAAAAGATAATTGTAATAATAAACCATTTTATGAAATTAAGGGAAGAGAATATCTTTTGTTTCAGAACTGGTTATCGAATAGAGGTCTTTCATCTTCCGCAATAAAATTAAAAAGAAGTGTAATCTCAAGTTTGAATAACTATATAGAAATGTACTACTTAGATGAATATAAAAATTTTCGTAATTATATAAATAAACGTGTGCCACAACCACCAAAGGCTTTTGTAAATACAAAAAATCCTCTCACGCTTGAAGAACAAGAGCATTTGTGTCAGGTTTTAGAAGAAAAAGGATTGTATCAACAACTAGCGTATGTCAGATTTGCGTTTTCTTCTGGATGTAGAAGAAATGAGACAAGGCAATTATTGAAAAATGTTATTGACGCAAAAGTTATGATTAAAGATGTTGAAACAAAAGATAAAGATGGAAACAAAATAATAGTCCAGTCTAAAAGTTTCTTAACAGGAGAAATCCGTTGCAAGGGACGTGGAAAAGCAGGCAAAGTTAGAAGATTACAGTTTGATCAAATTGCAATGGATGCAATTAAAAAATGGTTAGAAGTTAGAGGTGACGACGAATGCCCTTATGTGTTTGTAACTATACATGGGGACACCATAAAACAAATCGCTCTTGAAACCGCTAATTTATGGTTTAAAGAAATTTTTGAGCCAATTGTTGGGAGAAGATTTCATCCTCACGCCCTTCGCGAGGGAAGGGTCACGACCTTAATTGTTGAGCAAGGAAAAGATATTAGTGTGGCTCAGAAATTATTGGGACATCAATCATCTGAGACAACAAAAATTTATTTGGTAAAAGACGATAATGATGCATCAAACGAAGCATTCACATAGATAAATAATAACCTAATAATAAACATTATATATGCGTTATAGAACGCAGAAAGGAGGTATCTTTGCCAGATTATATTATTACAGCAAAGTTGCATATAGACTCTACTGAGGCTGACGCATATTTTAAAAAACCTAGAAGTTTGCCTATAAAGGCAAAAATAATGGATGCTGATAAATTAGATATAACTATGGGGAAATTACAAAATCAGTTAGATGCTATAAGAATTAGAAATACTGATGCGTTTAAATCTCCTCATGTATCTAAAATGGCATCAGATGTACAAATTCTTATAAATAAATTAGATGGAACGACTAAAGCTACAGGTCGAGTTCAAGTTGCAATGGGGAGACTTAGAAATAGTGTATCAGAAGTTAATGAATCTTCAAGAGTTAGTACTAGCGATAGGGACAATATTTTTAGTACATTAACAAAAGATATGAGCAAAGTGTTTTTGTGGGGCATTGCTACAGGTGCGGTTTATGGTTTGGTTCATGCTGTTAGTGAAGGTGTTCAATATTTAAAAGATTTGGATAAAGAGCTTACTAATATACAGTTGGTTAGTGGTCAAACTTCTTCAGAAGTCTATAAATTAGCTGATTCTTTTAATAAGATGGCTAAAGAATTAGGTGCTACAACTCTTGATATGGCTAAAGGTGCAACTACTTGGATTCGTCAAGGTAAATCCATGGAAGAAACCATGGAACTTTTGCGTATTAGCACAATGCTCAGTAAATTAGGGGATCTTGAGGCTGCGGAAGCAACAGAAAAATTAACCGCAGTGATGAACGGATATAGATTAGAAACATCAGAAGCGATAAAAGTCACAGACACCTTAATTGCGCTCGATAACAGTCTAGCGACTAGTACGAGAGCAATTGTTGATGGCATGTCAAAAGCTTCAAGTATGGCAAACGCTGCTGGTGTATCATATCAAAATTTGGCCGCCTATATTGGCGTTGTGCAATCAGTAACTCAACAATCTGGTGATACGGTGGGGCAAGCCTTTTCCCGATGAGGGTTTGGAGGCATTAGAACATAATAAATAATTTCTAATGAAAAAATTATCTCTGATTGACTTGGAACTCCTGAAGAGGACAACAAGGGGCAACTATTTAATTATTTTATATATTGGCATTTGTGGCAAAATGCAATATGGTATATTTGAAAAGGAGGTGCTTTGGTAGAATTAATTTGCGACAATTGTAAAAAAATTTTTAATCGAGGATATAAAAATAGATACGAACATTGCTATTGTTCAAAAGAATGTGAAATAGAATTTAAACATAATCAATTTTATATAAATAAAGAATGTCCGATTTGTAAAAAAATATTTGAAACAAGAGAAAAAGACCAAAGAACTTATTGTAGTATAGAATGTCAAATAGAATGGCAAAGACAGAATCCTAGAACTGGAGCAAATCATCCTTGCTATGACATTAGTATTAATCATACCTTAATTTGCGAATGGTGTGATAAAGAATATGAGACAGGGGCATATGATGTGAAAAGAGGAAGAAGATTTTGTTCAAAACAGTGCAGAAGAGAATGGTATGCTCAAATTTGGAGCCAAACGGATGAATGGAAACAAAATAGGCGTGAATGGGCAGTTGACTTAATGGAAAATACTTTTATGGATAATCCGATGACCTCTCCACAGCTTCTTGTAAATAATATTTTGAATGATTTAAAAATAAATTTTATAAATGAAAAAGGATATAAAAATGTTTCTGTTGATAATTATTTAATTGATAATAATTTGATTATTGAGGTCATGGGGACTTATTGGCATTGTGATCATAGGAAATACAAAATAATTCCTTATGATATGCAAGTTACAAGAATAAAAATGGATAAAATAAAACACTCATATATTAAAAATATTGAAGGAATAGAAATTTTATATTTATGGGAAAAAGATTTATTAGAAAATTACAATATATGTATTAAATTAGTTTCTGAGTATATTGAAAAAGATGGTAAATTAGAAAATTATCATAGTTTTAATTATAAAATAATTAAAGATAAAGTATTACAAGTAAAGAATGAACTTCCTTATATGGATTGGGATATCAAAGATTTAAATAAAATAATAAACATTTCCGTTAAAGAAAAAAGAAGTAAAAAGCAATTAGATAAATGGACAGTTTTTAATTGTGAATTTTGTGGAATAGAAAAAGAAGAATTGACTTGCCATTATGATAAATCTATTCATCATTACTGTTCATATAAATGTTCAAATGAAGGAAGAAAAACAGAGAAAAAAAGAAGTGCCACATTCTTCTCTGAAATAAAAAATAATTAAATAGAGCCTGAACGACTGAGTGAGATAATCCCATTATAAATGATGGGAATGCGACAGTCTGATCTTCCGTATAACTCTAACAACAAGCGGAAGAGAACTACTCAAGTGTAAAGACACTTTTGGAAGAAGTAGTTCCCTTGTTTAACATAAACAATGGTAACAAAAATGCAAAACCATGATGGCTAGATTCCAACAAGTAAAAGCCGGAAAATCAGCATTTGAATCAGATGGTGAAGTAGAAGATATAAATAATGTTGAAAAAGCTTTACATACTCAAAATATAGAAATAAGAGATTCTGCTGGCAGTTTTAGAGAATTAGATGATGTTATTCCAGAAGTTGCCAAAAAATATAAAGAACTTATGGCCGCAGGAAAAGACGTGGCGGCAAAGGATATTGTTGGAGCAATTGCGGGGGTTCGGCAAATTAATATGATAGAAACTTTGTTCCAAAACTGGGACATAGTAAAAGAATCTCAAACCGAAGTAGCTGATAATCTAGGATTAACAGCTAGTCGTTATAACATATATCTCGAATCTATAGAAGCTAAACAAAACAAGTTTTTAGCAAGTGTTGAATCGTATTGGCAAAGACTTATCAATTCTGGATTTATAAAATTTATGTATGACGTTGGCAGTTTTATGTTTACTCCAACTTATACAATTAGAATCGAATCTTTGAATTTGGAAGAATCTCAAGAACGACTTGAAAAAACAAGCGAAGCTTTAGAAAAATTAAAAAAAAGCGGTAAAACAGATATGGGAACCGCATCTATAATGAATCAATTGAGTTCTGATACAGGAAGATTAGAACGCCATATTGATTCTTTGATGGATAAAATAGATAGTCAAAGCGCTGGTTTTGAAAAGTGGACTGGTGATTTAGAAAATGTAAAAACAATAGTAGAAGATTTGGGTGATAGTTTTGAAGAGCCAATAAAGAAACTGTCCGAATTACAAGAAAATGCTGACAATGCGTCTAAAACAGTCACATCTGGTTTCGATGCAATAACAAATGCTTTAAATCAATATACTGAAGCTGGTTTTTATTCTCTAAGTACAGCGCAGTCTCTCATTGAAGCGGGATATGCAGAAGCAGTATCTATAAATACAGTAACAGGTCAAGTGAATATTAATATACCGTTATTACAGCAATTAGCGATAGCACAAATAGATGCAGCGATAAAGGCATTAGATAATGCTAAATCACAAGCAATTCTTGAAGGTGCTACTTCTGCTACTACAGCAAAAATTACACAACAAATAAATGCACTTAATGCTCAAAAAAAAGCTCTTTCTGGTGAGTTTGTTGATACTAAATCTTTATTAGGTGTATTAAACTCTTTCACGGGTGCAAAAATATCTTCTGCTGGAGCATCTTCGGGTGCAACTGAAGCCTCTAAACAGGCTAAAAAAGCATATGAAGAAGAAAAGAAATCAATAGACAAACAAGTTGATTCTCTAAAAGATCAGAAAAAAGCATTACAAGATAATCTTAAATCCTACAAAGATAAAATAGATGCTCAAAAACAAAAACTCCAACTAGACAAAGAAGAGCAAGGATATCAAAAGGGATTAGAAGAAAAAAATAAAGATATCGCTAAAATCGATAGAGAATTATACGAAATTCAATTTGATAACAGCGAAGAAGCAAACGCAAAAAGACTACAGCTAGAAGAAGAACGAGCAAAGGCAACAACAGATATAGCAGAATATCAAGCAGATAGGACTTATGATATTGAAGTTCAAGCCCTTGATGATGAATACGATGCTTTTGAAAGAGTAATGAATCTTCAAATAGCCGGTATAGATGCTTTGATAGATAAATATGGCGAAATGATTGATAAAATCAGCGAAGCCATAAGTGCCTTATCTGAATTATCTAGTGCTGGTGGCGGTGGAGGATATTCTGCTCCTATCGCCCCGACCGTAACAGATAAAAAAAGTAATTATAAAGAAGTTTATGAAGATTATGGAATTCAGTATAAAAATATAGTTACTGGAAAATATGTTACGAAGGGTTATTATAATTCTTTGCCTAGTTATCATACAGGTGGAGTTGTTGAATCCAATAAAGGATCTATAACTGGAACTGGATCAAACGATATTTTTGCTAAACTTTTGAGCGGAGAAGTTGTTAGTACTAAGGAAGGAATAGACAATTTCTTTAGCAGTATACTACCTAAGATTGCTTCTCCTGTAACATCAATGGGAGGAGGTGGCTCGGTCACTATCGGTGATATTAATTTAAATGTAGCTGGTAACTTAGATAAAACTGTTGTGCCTCAAATCAAACCACTAATTCTTGATGCGGTGAATGAAGCATTAAAAAATAGAGGTCTTCGTAGAAATGCAACATCTATGGCTATTTAGTGTGTACCCCATGAAATGTGTCTTTCATGGGGTAATCACTGCCAGTTAACTATATAAATGATATAGGCAAATATTCAATAATTTCACAAAAAAGGGTATTTTATCGAAAAATGCCCTTTTTATATAAAAATAAAGAGAAAGGAGGACTATGGGTCAATTTAATGGATTTGACTTTATTTATAACGATATCCCTTCTCAAACGTATGGATTATATATATCCGATTTTGGAGACAGTGGTGTTTTTAATGGCGTTGGTTCTTCTGATGTAACAGTTTATACTCAACAAGTATTGAGAAAAGCTAAAGTTTATTATTTAGGAAGATCTCAATCTACGCCTTTGCAATTTAATATGACTTTTAATTCCGATACACCATTATTGGGAATGGAAAGAGCGGTAATATCCAATTGGTTATTTGGTAAACCGTCATATAAAAAATTACAAATATTACAAGATGATTTAAATGGTGCATGGTTTAATTGTTTTTTAACTAAGCCTACGCCTATTTATGTAGGAAATTTGAATCGTGGTTTTTCATGCACTGTGATGGCCGATTCCCCCTTCGCATACTCCCCTCTAAGGACTACAGCTAAAACTTACTCAGGCAACAACGTTATTACAGATGATTTTGTTTTATATAATGATAGTGATGATGAAGATTATCTTTATCCTAATATAACATTTTCTTTAAATACGGTCGGAAATAGTTTTAGTATAACCAATGCAGATGATGCTAATAGGGAATTTTTATTTACAGGATTATCAGCTAGCGAGTCAATAGTAATTAATGGTGACTTACAAACTATAACATCCAGTACAGGATTACATAGATTATCTAAGTTTAATAAACATTGGTTGAGATTAGTCCCTGGTAAAAATTCTTTGCATGTAGAATCAGGTATAGGTTCTTTCTCAATAAGTTTTTACAGTAGAATAAAAATAGGCGGATAAAGGAGGACAAAAAATGACATCGGCATCTCCGATAATGGTTTTTGATATTTTTGATCTTCCAGATATCCCAACTTTTGTACTCACGAATCCGAACGCGGAGCAATTATTTTCTTTAGGTGGTATAGTTAATCGTAAATATTGTTCACGTTTTAATGCTTTATCAGAATTATCATTCAGGGCGGATGAATATATAGATGGCATTCTTATGCCTTATTATGATTATTTAGTACACAGGCGATTAGTATTATTAGAAAACGTTGGATATTTTATGATAACATCAAATGAAGAATTTGGTGATGGTGTACAAAAATATAAAGAAATAAAATGTCAATCTTTAGAAGTAGATTTTGCAAGTAAAAAATTAAGTTTATTTAAAGGTACATATAAATTTTATGATCCGATAACTCCTTCTGGTACTTTGCTGTATACTTTATTACAATATATGCCTGGGTGGACAGTTGGAACAGTAGATACTTCTGTTGCAGTAAAATATAGAACATTTGATGAATCAGATACGACTATCTATAATTTAATGATGACTAAGATAGAACAATCGTATGAATGTGTATTCATATTTGATACATTATTAAAAACAGTTAGTGCTTATGATTTAACAAATGCAACAGAAAATACTGATATCTATATATCTTATGATAATGTAGTCCAAGATATAAAAGTTAATGAAAGTACGGATGAATTAGTAACTGCATTGACTGTTTTAGGAGGAGGGGACTTATCTATAAGTACCGTAAATCCTCTAGGAACAGATGTTATTTATGATTTTAGTTATTTTACAAGTTCTGGTTCGTGGATGAGTGCCGGATTAATAAGCGCTATAACATCGTGGGAAGCGGCAATAACTGCTAATCAAGCAACGTATGCTTCTACATTATCTTCTTTATTGACAGTTAATACTTCTTTATTGACCGCTCAAGGAGAATTGAATACATTAATAGGGGAATATAATGCTTTAGAACAGGTAAAATTTGTAAGAATGCAACACGGACTAGATATTTCGGCAGTTAATGCTCAATTAGCAGCTAAACAATCTGAAATAACTAATAAAACAGCCGAAGTAACAAACTATCAAACGTCTGCATCTGCTTTGAATGTGACATTGGAAGGTATAAATACACTTTTGTCTTTTGATACTAATTTTACAGCATCACAACAAGAAGAATTAAACTCATATATTATACAATCAAGTTATATCAATGAAAATTTTATTCAAACAGATACGATGACAGTCACAGAAATACAGGCTGAAGCACAAGAATTATATGATCAAAGTATAGATGTTTTATCTAGAATATCTGAACCAAGATATACCTTTGAAGTTAATAGTGTTAACTTTTTGATGATAAAAGATTTTCAAAATTTTATAGATCAAATTGTTTTAGGCGCAGTTATTAATCTAGAAATAAAACCAGATGTTATTACATATCCGGTTTTATTAGGGTTTGATTTAAATTATGATGATCCTACTGATTTTAAATTAATATTTGGAAATAGATTAAGACTTGATGATGGTGCTTTTCAATTTTCCGATTTTCAAGGCGATTCACTTTCTGCCGCAACGACATCGAAAGTTAACTCTACATTGTGGACAGATAGGGGTAATTATACTGAAAATACGGTAAAAACTTTTATAACTTCAGCATTAGACGCATCCGTAAACAATGTTACCAGTGGTAGTAGCCAAAATATTCTAATTAACGAAACAGGTATACGCATAAGAGAGATGACAGGTGTTGATACTTATAGCGATACTCAGATGTGGTTGAATAATGGTGTATTGGTTATAACCGATGATAATTGGGATAGCGCTCGGTTAGTTTTAGGTTCGATTTCGGCTGGAAGTGGGACAGTTTTTGGTTTGGCTGCTGATGTAATCGCGGGTCGGATGGTAGCTTCAAATCAGCTTACTATAACCAACGATAATAATAAATTTTTACTTGATGGTAGTGGTGCCACTTTAACAGATGCTATATTCAGTATTAATACTACTAATGGCAATAATAAAATATTATTAGATCCTACGAATGGTATAAAAATACAAAAAAATAATTTGGGTACATGGTCTGATGTATTTTACGCTGATACAGCCGGAAATTTGAGAATTACAGGAACTTTGGTTGGAGCGAATGGAACATTTAGTGGAACAGTGAGCGCAGGTACGATAACGGGTGGTACTATAAGTGGTGCATCTATAACTGGTGGAACGATAAGTGGTACAACAGGAACGTTTAGTGGAAATGTTAGTGCTGCAAACTTGCAGGGGTTGCTTACAAGTGATCAAATATCTAGTTTAGTTGCTTCTAAGGTAAGTTCTGGAACCATGAGTAATGTTAATTTGTCGGGCGGAAGAGGATCGATAACTGTTGGTGGTGCAGGGCAAATGGTAATAGATGGAAGTAATGGGGTATTAATTCAAAGCAGTTTTAGAATTGACCTGAATAGTTCTGGTTATGGAGTTTATTATAATGGTGATCTAATTGCTACTCAAAATTGGGTTAATTCATCAATATCTTCTTATATTAATAGTTATGTATTGCCTAGTTTAAATTCTCTAATCAATTGGTATAACACAGGATGGAGCGGCACAGTCAATGTATTTAGTGCTACTTACAAATATCTTGTATTTAATCACGGTATATTAACTAGTTATTATGCTTAAGGAATAAAATGGAAAATAGTATTAATTATTTAAAAATAAATGAACAATGTTTAAGAAATATAAAAGATGTTAGTGACGCTTTAGGTGCTATTGAGACAAAAGGCGATAGCACTATGATAATGTTTAGAATTAGAACTACTTTGATGGCTACTTTAGAGCAAATTCAGAAAGATAACACTGAAGAAAAAAAAGAAGAAAAAGGAATAATTATAGACAATACAAAAGGGAAGGAGGAAAAATAAATTGTGACAACAACTGCTTATGGCTCGATTATAGCTAACAACTTAGAAGAAATACAAATGTATGCTGGCGATGAAGCAGATTTCTCCTATAATGTATACGATAGTGCAAGCGCTTTGCTTAATTTATCAGGAGCTACTGTCGGTGTGAATATATTTCGTTATGGAGATCCTAGTTATGTGACAGTATATTTACCTGGAGTAATAACTGCTTCCCCTGTAGTTGGTAACTTTACTGCAAATTTTCCTAGTTCCAGTAGTATAAGCCTTACGGGAGTTTATACTCAACAACCTACTGTTATTGATTATGAAGGAAAGAAACATATTCCAGGGCAGGGAAAAATTATTATATTTCCTAGTCCGACTACATAGGGTATTATGGCAAAGTTATCAGGAATATATTGTATTGAAAATATTATTAATGGGAAGAAGTATATTGGCTGTGCTGTAGATATACGTGCTAGAATTTTAAAACACATAAATGAATTAAGTCATAAATCTCATCATAATACATATCTTCAAAGATCTTGGAATAAATATGGGGAAAATAATTTTAAATATCGGACAGTTCAAGAAATGGATAGCAATGAAGAAAAATTAGAACTTGTGGAAATTTATTGGATTGCTTATTATGATTCATTTTTTAAAGACGGTGGAGGATACAACATGACTAGAGGTGGAGGAGGTCATTTGGGCCGTGATCCTTGGAATAAAGGTAAAAAATTATCAAAAGAATATAGTGAGAAAATATCTAAAATAATGATGGGAAATAAGTTCAGAGAAGGATATACTTTTTCTGATGAGGAAAAGCATTTGAAATCTATAGGATCACAGGGAAAGAAGAGTAATCATAATACAACTAGCCAATATGTTGGGGTATTTTGGAACAAAGGTCATAAAAAATGGCAAACTAATATCCACTATAAAGGAAGAAAAGTATATATTGGAAGATTTAAATATGAAATAGAAGCGGCATTAGCATATAACGAATATGCTTTAGAATATTATGGTGCTAATGCAAAAATTAATAGTATATCTCAAGAAGAAATTGATCTTCTTTGGGAACTAGAATAAGGAGGATTTTTAATGTCGAGCACAAATTTTGCGGAGAATAAGATTCTCGATCAATTATTTGGAGCAACAGCACTAACGCCTGTAGCAAATTATTTCGTGGGTCTCAGTACTTCAACACCCAACGAAACAGGCGGAGGAATCACGGAGCCAAGCTCTGGAGCTTATGCTCGTGTTCAAATTGCGAATAATAAAACTACGTTCGGTACAGCATCAGCAGGAGCATTAACCAATGCTATAGCTATAAGTTTTGCAGAATCAACTGCATCATGGGGTACTATAACTCATATCGTATTTTATGATGCTTTAAATTCTGGAAATGTATGGTTTTGGGAAGCTCTACCTGTATCAAAATCTGTAGCAGCTTATACTACTGTATATTTTTCTGTTGGATCACTTACAATATCCAATCTAAATGCCGGATAATCAAGGATAAAGTATGAGTAAACAATTCAACTTTAACCTACAATTAAGAGCAACAAAAGTATTTGAATTAATAATAAAAAATTTTAATATATCTGATTCATGGTTTGCCACACTAAAAGTAAAAAGAATAAAATTTACTATAACAGCTACATCTTTATTAATCAATATTGTAAATACATTAAAAATAAAAAAGATAAAATTTACAGTGACTAATAGTCTAGTGAAATTACAACAAAGATTACCTATGACTATGGTGGTAAAAAAAATAAAATTTACTCCTGTCGTCAGATATTTAGAAAGATTAATTCAAACCTTAGTTGTAAAAAAGATAACATTAACTGCCCCAATGAGACAAATATTGAGAGTTGTTACAAGTGTTTTGGCTGTAAAGAAAATAAAAATTACAGCTTATCCTACAGTAGCTTCTTTTTATCTCTTGTCTTATTGGGATCCTTATTATTTAAGTGATATGGATAGTAGTAATCTTGTAGATTTAGATTATGTAATTACGCCATAAAAAAGAGGTATAAAAAATGACAACACCCAACTTGGGTTTAAGTGGCACTACTGAAGCAGCGGGTAGTGCTGTGAAATTTTTAGATTGGCGGTTGGCGATAGATGGTACAAGCAATTCCAATAACACGAAAATAGATAGTTGGGTAGGTGGTACTAATGCTTCTTTGGTTTTACTCAACAACTTTGCGATAATTTCTGCTTCTGCTGTGGAAAGTACGCCTGGAAATTATACCGCAACCATATCATCTATAGCTGCTTATGCCGCAGGATTAACAATAAATTTAACATTAGACACAACAACTATAGGAACAACTACTTTAGCGATTAATGCTCTTGGTACAAAGTCTATATATAAAATATCCGATGGAGTAGCTGGAAATCTAGAAGCAGGGGATCTAGTCGGAGGTAGACCCCACTTAATACAATATACATCAGGGGGATATTGGCTTTGGGAATCTGGCACAAGTATGGATCAGGTTGCAACAGTAGGGATTACCAACAACTTAATAATGATAAGTCCTTGTGCTGTATTGATAGATAGTGGAGTCCAATGTTCTGCATGTAGAATTTCTGGGAGTTATGTAAATTTGGTTGCTACGGGAATAGTAGCAGGTTCTTATACGGCTTTAGAAGTAGATACTTATGGAAGAGCTATTTCTGGTAGCATTCTTTTTTCAACAGATGCAAATTTATCTCTAAGTAATATAACTTCAGCGTCTATTCCTGTTGATTTTAATCCTGATATAAATAATACTAGGAATTTGGGAAGTGCAGTAAAGTCGTGGCTTTCTGGCTTTATTAACAAAATCACAATGACTTCTGGATCTGTTTCAACTCCTAGTGCAAGTCAAGTTGCTTTATACAATACTAATAAGTTACTTTATTCAAAAGATGAAGATGGATTGGAATGTTTTGTTTCGCAAAAGAAAAAAGGAAACTTTTTCATTGTTTATCCTAATCCTACAATAACAAATGGTGCAACAGCAGCAACACAAGTTGAATTAACTGCTGGAAATTATACTAATTTTAATACTGTTAATTTTAGTTATTCTGGTAGTCCAACAGGAACTGTTCAATTTGCTTTGCCTTGGGATTATGATGGTGGTTCATTTACTTCTAATTTTTATTTTTCTACTAGTGGTTCTGTTTCTGGATCTTCAGTGGATGTGAAATTAGGAATATGTGGAAGGGCTTATGCTAGTGGAGATTTGTTAGATCAAGCACCTTCGAGTTTTGTGTACGCCACAAAAACATCTGCTTCCTCTGCTAATAAGTTTTTTATTTCACCTACGACTGGATCTTTTTCTGTTTCTGGTTCTCCTTCTCCTTTGAATTTGGTTAGTTACATAATACAAAGAGATAATTCTGTTGCTGATAATTTGCAAACTCCCATAATGATGAACGGAATTATGATTAATTATACAAGGGCACAGAACTAATGAGCATTATTGATGTTACAACAACCCATGGTTCTACTTTAGTAGGTACGACTATAAATGGAATAGAAGTATTAGATAGGCCAAATCGGATACTTTTTGTGGGGAAAACATATAATTTAACTCCTATTTGGAGACTTGATGGAATAGATTATCCTCTTTCTCTTGTAACTTATGGGTCTAGATATAGTGATCCGAATACTTGGTACTTATACCTTTTTGCTCTTGAGAATCCTCCTGTTGGAATGGGATCAATTATAAATGCCGGATACGGAACAGTAGTATGTGCTTATAACGTAGACGTAAGTGTTGCAGGGCAATATTTTAGAGACTTAGATGTAGCGTATCCTAGTGGCTATCCTCATTATTCAATAACAAGTACAACCCAAGATGGAGATATGGTTTTAAGATTTGGTACTTCATGGGAGGGAACATGGGATACAACAGATCCTTATCCTCACAACGACACAGATGGAACACTTCTTATTGATCCTCCTTTTAGAAATAAATTAAGGACTTATAATGCATATAAATCGGCTTCGTCTACTTCTACAACAACAAATTTACTTATATATTTTAGTACAAGTCAAGATCCAACCGTTCAAATTGCATTAAAACCTCTTGCTGGGCCTCCCCCGCCAGATTATGACGAATATACAAAAGCATTACTTCATTGTGATGGATTGAATGGATCGTATTATTTTAAAGATGAAATTCAAAATACTTGGACTCCTTATTATTATCCTTCAACTTCAGGTTCTGGGGCAATAATAAAAACCGACCAATATAAATTCGGTACAGCAAGTGGATATTTTAGCGGAAGTACACCTGGAAATTGGATACAAACAAGTACAGATTTTTCTCTTGGAACACAAGATTTTACAATTGATTGCCAGATTAGGCCAGATTTATCCACGATATCTTCTGATTGGAATAGGGGTCTTTTTGGATATGATAATATAACAGATAATAATAACTATTGGGGATTTAAGTTGGCGGGGTCAGCAGTTGATATACAGTGTTTTGGATACCAACATTATATAGGAGGATCAGCAATATCTAGCGCTAGCGGAACCATTATGCCGTTGGAAGACAATGTTTGGCAACATATAGCCATGGTTAGACAGAGTACAACCATAAAAGGATATTTAAAAGGTTCTTTGGTAGCTACATTTACTTGTGCTTCTAGTATAGACATGCCAATTGGAAAATATTTTGTTTTTGGAAATATTGGAAATTCTGGTTGGTATCGTGGTTATCTAGATGAACTTCGTATATCTGTAGGGATAGCAAGATGGACTGCTGATTTTACTCCACCTACCAGTGCTTATGCTCCAGGAGGAGGAACTACTGCTTTTTATCATCAACCATTTATGTATAGTTCTTATGGATGGATATGAAAAGGATAATGAAATGATTATTTCATGGTTTTTGTTTAATAAAATTTCGGTGAAACGGTAACAATAAAGTGTTGCCGTAGATAATTTCACGGCAACTATTTATTGAAAGGAGGTTTTTAATTTAATGACAACAAGTACACCGAATTTGAGTATGACGTTATATAATTCGACTACGGATGCTTCAGCGATTACTTTTTCTACTTTTCGAGCAGGAATAGCTGGTATTTCTCCAACTTCGAATTTTAATCTTTTAGATACTTATGCGGGATTAGTTTCTGCTTCTTTGTTAGATCAAAAAAATAGATCAGTATATGTAGTCCCCGCAATTTATGTTTCACCGAATTATTATGAAGCAAATAGTGTTACAGGATTTACTTCGTATAATTCAGGGCAATTGATAGATTTATCTTTAGATACAACTAGTGGTAGTTCTACTACGGTTAATATTAATGCTTTAGGAGCGAAAGCTTTAAAGAAAATAGATTCTTCTGGAAGTACAATAGATGTAACTACTGGAGATATTGAAAAAAATAAAGAATATTTATTTAGATATACTGGTAGTTATTGGATGTGGATTGCCATTGGAGGAGGAACAGGAACCGCGAGTATTGCTGGATCTGGAATAATGTCAGACACAACTGGATCTGTGGTAAAGCACAACGTAAGTGGAGTAACTCCGGGGAATTATACTGCTCTTAATGCCACTATTGATAGCGAAGGTCATATTACCGTTGCTTCTAATGGTGCTTCGGCTAGTAGTACTGGTGTGCCTTCTGATTCTCCTTTTTATGTTTCGGGTAGTGTTAGCGGATTAACGAATGCAAAAATGTTAATCCCAGGTACTAATACTACTTTTACAACAAATGGTTCTACTGTATCCATATCTTCTGCTAGTCCTCAATATGGGGGAATGGCACCAATAACAGTAACTAATACAACAATAACTCACGACACAAGCGGTGTTGTAGCAGGAACATATAATAGAGTAACAACTGATAATAAGGGACATATTACTTCTGGAAGTGATGTAGCATATTTAACCTCTGTTAGCATAGCTGGTTCTGGGGTAATGTCTGATACTAGTGGCTCAGTAGTAAAACATAATGTAAGTGGGGCAACGGCAGGAAATTATACTGCCGCTAATATTACAATAGATTCCAGCGGACATGTTACTGCGGCTTCTAATGGCACATCAGGCAGTAGTTCAGGAGCACCATCAGATTCTCCATTTTATGTGTCAGGGAGCGTTTCAGGATTAACTAATGCTAAAATGTTAATTCCAGGAACTAATGTCAGTTTTACTCCCAGTGGTTCTACTACTTCTGTTTCTTCTAGCACAAATATAGCTGGTTCAGGGGTGGTGAGTGATAGTTCTGGATCTGTAGTCAAACATAATACTAGTGGAGTAGTTGCGGGAACGTATACTTTATCTAGTACAACTATAGATTCTATGGGACATGTTACTTCTGCTAGTTCTGGGATGATAGCTTCAGCTAATCAAGTTTCTTCTGGATCTTCAGCTACTGCTCTAGTTTCAGCAAGTGGATTATCTCAATCGAATTATGGTGTAAAAACGGTTTGTATTCCTCTTAATACTACTGTGGCATTAGCGGGAGGAGAAACTAACTATGCTCGTATACCTCAATATATGAACGGATGGAAATTAGTAGATGCTGCCGCCTCTTGTGGTGCCCCTAACGGCAGTGGTAGTTCAACTTCTGGTTCACCTAGTTTTACTTTAAAGAGAAGTAGTGCTTCTTCTATGACTCAAGTTAGTCTTATTACTAATGTTATTACTATTGATGCAAGTGAATTTGATTCTTCAACATCATCATCTCCTGTCGTTATATCTGCTTTAAACACAGTGTTGACAGGGGATAAAATTTGGGCTGCAACCAGTGCGAGTGGAACAGGAGTAACGTATGTGGAAGTATCTCCTACTTTTAGGAATATGCCATGATAAATAATATTTTCTGTGAAATGGATAATTTTATGATATTTATATGTAAGGTGATATTATGCCAGTAGATGATATTCATAGAACAAGTCTTCTTCATTTAGATGGGGCGAATGGATCAACAACAATCATTGATGAAAACAATTTAAATTCTTGGTCTGTTGCTGGAAATGCGCAGTTAAGTACAGCCCAATATAAATTTGCTCCATCATCTCTCCTTCTAGATGGTA